GTACGTGTCATGTTAAAGCGGGCTTTGACGGAGTCGCTGAGTCCTGCAAGTGACGCTTTGTGCAAGTCGCTGATAATGTCCGGATACAAAGGCTCAGATAGTGCGAGTATGTCACGGAGTGACTCTCCAACCGAATCTATCGACTTATCAAGAATCTCCTTCAACCATATGTTCTTTGTGATCGACGGGAGGTTCGAAGCAATAGCGTCTTTAATCAAGCGTCGTTGGTCTTTTGGGCGGTCTATCGGTATCGAGTGTGGGTCAAGAAGGAGTGCTGAAAGGTCTGGTTTCCGGGTTGAATAATCCCCTGCGAGTAGTAGTCGTAGGTCCGTGGTTAACGTTGGCAGGTGTGGTCCGAGCATCTTGATTGCGGTTACGTCCCAGGACAAATCATCGACCTCCCCTCGTATGTAGTACTTGGTGAACGACTGAACAGGAAGACCACCGAGACTACCCGGGAGAAGAAGAGCAAATGCCGCTTTGTCTCGACTTCGACGGAACAACGTCTGTAGGTAGGGTCGTTCGAAGCGGTACACCGGACTGCTGATCCAGCTTGTAATCAACCTACAGAGTTGAAACGTTTGCCAGTAGTGACCAAGAAGTGATTCGGTCAAAGTGTTCGCTACCATGCCAGAAGACGAGCATACACCGGCGATTTCTGCTGTCATAGACGGGACGTCAGAGTCTTCGCGCCGGAATGTTCGACTCGCGAACTTTAAAGTGAACATGTAATGAACCCCGGATACGTAAAGTTCCTTACTGTATGTGATTACAGTAGTTGAGTCAATACATTCCTCAGGTTTAACTGTGTGGTTCATTAATTTACAATAAAATTCAAGTCGTGCTAGTAATTTAACTAGACCGGTCCGCATGTCGGTATCGGGAGGGAAGGTTATTGCCATGATGTGGTTGTCGCCTTGACCAGCAAGTAAAAAAGAAACATGTAACCCCCTCATTGCGGCGAATATCATCGCTATCGTGACTAAAGTCCACAGTTTTTGTTGTATCCCTTCAAACCCTCCCAGGTGACCCCGCCACACTAAATCACTTACCGGCCACAGAGAAGCGTGCATTCCGGGGAGAACTCCGTCGGGACAGCAGTCTTTATCAGTCATAACGATCGTGGAGTTGGTGAAGAACCAGTGTGCCTGAGTCCACGTTCCTGGCATTCCGTAGCAATCCTCAATCACCTTCGCGATCGGGTCCACGGTTTCTGACCGCATTACAAGGTTCCAACGTGAGAAATCTGTTTCAAGAAAGCAACTCCTCTGGTTTGATCTCGGTTTCGAGATGTCGTATAGCCGACGTTTGGTGTCGGTCGAAGACATAGTCATAGTCTGCTGCGGAACATAATCCTTCATCAGTTGCTCACCTAAATTGTATTCGATCAAGGTGAAGAAGCACCGAACAGCGAGGGGTAGCTTGCAAAAACACCGCGCAGCCCGCTTAAGCTCTCTTTCTTTCTGAGTGAGTTCAACAATAAGCTCATCTTTTCCAAATCCACGACGCGAGAATCGATCGACTAAGGCTCGCATGTCGATTTGCTTCTCTCGCAGCGCGGCTAGAAGTAGTCGCTTATCCGCTTTGTCGCCGCCGTACCAGAAATTTGCTGCTTTGTGCGCCCCCGGACAAATCGCCTTGTCGTCTAGAAACTTAAGGTAATCGTCCGAGTAGTCGAAGTCAAGGAATTGACCGAATTCTACGTGGTCAAGATCAGATTGTGGGTACGAACTCATCGGAAGAGAAGTAACACGTGATTGCCAAAGTCTCCTTAAGGCAGTTCCCGGAGCGGGCTTAAGCGAAAGAGGCGGCCACGTCTGGTGTTTGTTGATGTAAGCTGAGAGAATGACATGCTTGAAGGCTCTCAATGACCTAAGTACTTGCATCGGATGAACGAATCCGTAGTTCAACGCCTCTGCTTTAACCGA